GTTCCTCCTTTGGTTGTCGCTGGGGATGCAACTGGTGTGATGACCTTTGAGGCGCTCGCCAAGCTTTACACGGAAGAACGTGAAGCGGACTGGCAGCCGAACACAGCGAAGAACAAGAAGGCTTGCTTTGGGACTCTCTCAGGGCTTCTCGGTGAGTTGAACTTGCGCACCCACACACGGAAGGACATGACAGACGTTAAGGCTCGCTTGATGGAAGGTCGTAAGCCATCAACCGTTAACAAGATCCTCATCGAACTCTCGTCGGTAATGACTTGGGGTGAAGATAACGGCTACCTAAACAAAACCTTTGATAAGGGCCTACTAATCCGTAAGGGCTCTGAGAGTGAGCGTGAGGCGTTCTCCTCGGAGCAAGTAGCGGCCTTGATGGCTCATGTGAACAAGCTACCAGAGTCGTCGTGGCAGCGTTGGGCCTTGAGTCTCGGTGTGGTGACGGGTGCTCGCATTGGGGAGATTTATCAGTTGACCACTGAGGACCTCAAGGACATTGAGGGCCGGTTAGTAATGGACATAAACACCAACAACGATAAGACCATTAAGAACAAATACAGTATTCGCGTGGTTCCTGTCGTAGCTGCCTACGGGCTGGACGTAGAGGGCTTTAAGGCCTTCGCCAAGGCAGCAGATGGGAGACTCTTCAAGATGTCTTCAAGTGGCTTCACCATGCTGCTCAATCAGTTGATCCGCGATGTTCTCGGTACAGAGGCAGGTACAGGCCAGTCTTTCCACTCCTTGCGTCACCACCTTGGAGGAGCCCTGAAGCGCAAAGCCATACCTCTGGGGATCGCTCAGGAGATTCTTGGCCATAGCTCTGGGTCTATCACTTTTGACCTCTACGGATCGGGGAGGGCGGTACAAGTGGCACGCTTAGCTGAGGCTCTTCGGGATGCTCTTACAGAGAGCTGACTGATATCATCGGAGGCTTTCTACTTAGGGAGCTTCACGGATGCGTTTTTATGCTGTCGGCCTTGCTGTGCTAATTGGCTCTCTATTTGGATGCGGTAGCCACTCCTCGAATCTCCAAGTCGGCAATGAGCAATCATATGCAAGCTTGAAGGATCAGAGAGAGGCAGTCCGAACCGTTAAGGTCTACGACGCTTTACCTACAGGAGCCCAAGTGGTGAATGAGGTATCAGCGGGGAGATGCCACAGGAGTTTTGTGGAGGAGGCGCCTACTGAGGCTGCCGTCTTAACTGACCTGAAGATTGCCGCATACGCACAAGGCGCAGATGGCATCACCGCCGTGAAGATTTCTAAAGAGTCAGGCCTTAATCGAAATTGTTGGTACGTGCTGGGTGGTACTGCCCAAGCATTCACATTGCACGAAGAGTGACCCATGGATAGAGCACTTACAGTTGCCGCATGGGTCCTCAGTGCCGCAGTCCTCTACGGGGTCGTTAAGCTTGTTCAAGCTTTCCCAAGAGTGACGGCCTTATTAGGATTTTGAAGACATGCAACTCATACAGCCAGAACTCCACATGACCTCCGAGCGGCTGCACGAACTGGCGCCTGTGCGTACCCATTCGGACATCTTGCGAACTGTCTTAAAAGGCATGGAGGAACTGTTGCGCGGCGGCATACTGACCCGCAAGGGCAGGCAGTGGGTCGTATCCTCTGGTGCAGTTGTGGTCGAAGAGTACAACTACACGGACTCTCAGAATCGCAGCCAAGTAGCAGTGCGCTTTGGCTCCTGGCTGTGCCTCGCCTTGGCCCTAAAGGTTTCTCGTGAGGAAACCCGACAAGTGCTGTTGGATGCTATTAAGAAGCACCCACTCGTTTAAAAACCCCCACTAAAAGACGATTCCAAGAATCCGGTCGGTCCCTTATGGATTGGCCGGATTTTCTTTTGCGCAGATAAACGCATATTGTGTGTTGACGTAAACGCATTTGGTGCGTACATTGACGGCTCACACAGCGCGGTCACCGGCTCGCTACTTTTAGATAAACACGTTTTGAGCGTGTATCGAGGATCAAACCATGCAAGCAATCATCACCAAGTACATCGGCCCAACAACCACCAAGGCTTCCCGTATCAAAGCATCCTGCCTGACAGACACCAAGGGTGTGACTGTTTCGTGGGACCACGGCTTATCCAGCGATTCAAACCACGAAGCGGCCTGTGAGGCTCTCAAAGCAAAACTGCTCTGGATCGGCTACCCAAAGACCGTGATGGGGTCGCTGCCAGATGGCTCCATGGCCCACGTTTTTCTCCCACGTGAACTCTGCAAATAACTCAGTAAGCCACAGCCACCTTTAAAGAGCGCAACGGGGCCTCAACGAGTGCCCCTCAAACCGGAGTTTCAAGCTTATGACCACCTACAACCTGACCAACTTCACCAGCGCCACAGTGGCCAACAACATCCTCGCAGCCATGCAGGACGCCTTACAGACCGGCCTTGCGCAGTACGTTATGAATCGCCGTGGCCGTCAGTGGCTGCGTGTTGACATCAAGCGGGACGACAACAACCGCCTCTATTTCCAGTTCCTCACGGACACCATGCAGGAGGTCGGTCACCACCTTCTGAAAGCGGCGCTGTTTCACTGGTCGCGTGCTGATGAGCGTGAGTTCTCTGGTCTCAATGCCGCTCTGTACCGTCTGCCAGCGCATCCATTGGACATCCTCCTGGACGCACGCGAAGCGGAAGCAAAACGCAAAGCCTCAACATTTTTTCAGCGCGCCTGTAACTGGCTGGGATTTCCGCTAAAGGGTTTCCGGCTCTCGGTGAGCTGACCGTTTCACGGAAATTATGCATAAGTGCATATTCCCATGCGTAAATGCATTAACATGTACATCCATACAGTGTTCTGGCTGAAGCCGGATAGATTGGTAGAGGAACAAATGACCCACGGACAAAACCACGTACTGAGCAAGGCCATCACAGCCTTCTCTTCGCTCGACAAGTACCACAAGGACCTTCGCGACGTTCTCGACATCATCAAGGAAATGGCGGAATACGCAGAAGCCGTCAGTCCATTGGACATTAGCGTCATGTCAGAGTCGTCTGACTGGGCCAAGGCGTTGAAGGTCGTCACCCATTACGGGCACGGCATCTACTCCTTCCCGTACCTCTCTGAGGCGTTCTGCAAGGACCTCATGCTTGAGCTGGATTGCATGGAGTACAGCGTGAACGAGGAGGAGCCGGTAGAGGCGCAGATTCCTGAAGTCACCTTTCTGACGGAGTGCCGCCCGTTGTTTGACTGCCTGTACAGCCTTTGGGCCAACGCGGGGATTCCCTTGGCGAAGGTTCTGATGGGCCAAGACCCAAGCGTCATTAAGACCATCCAGGCAGCGCAATACACCACCGAGAACACTCCGCGTGGTCACTGGCACAACGATAAGGACTCGGACGTAACTCTGGTGGTTGCTCTAACAGCAACTCACGAGGGCGGCGGTACTTTAGTTCACACAGGACCTTTTACCGAAAACGTCTTGGTCCCCCAGTTGCCTGTGGGTCACGGGATGTTCTTTAACGGGAAAGCTAATCGGCACTATGGAATGCCAGTTATGGCAGGAGAGAGAAACTTGTTGGTTCATTGGAGCGAAGTTAAATGAGGGATTTTTTTAGCACTGGGGATTACATCAAGACGGACCCGTACAACACCCAGCTAAGGGCGGAACAAACGAGCACGAAAACAAAGAGTAGCACAGCGCCATCATTTGGCAAGCCTGTAAGTAAACTTCGTTTCTTAGCAGCAATTCCCCGTTACAGCGAGCGCGATAGTTCCTTCGTGTCGCGTATCGAACGCTGTGAGTTCAACTTGGGAGTAGGGCCTTGCGGTCGTTATGTGACAGGGCTCTGGTTCGATATGTCGTCGAATTTCCTCACGATTACCCAAGAGAGCGAAGAGATTAATGGAGTTGGCCCACATGGGACTCCCGAGTTTAAAGAGTTCACCTACCTAATCACTGACATCACTGGTCGCATCGAGGCTGTTTCTATCTGATCCCATCCCGCTGGTTTAAAAACCCCCACTAAAACCGCTGTCCCTCTATGAGCCTTAACCCTTAGAGACTTCTTTAAGTCCTCTTTGCGGGTCTCTGCGCTCTCGATTCAGCAAAACACCTAACTAATTAGTTGGAGGCCGTAAAGGCCTCTAAGGGATTCGCATGTCCGCAGAAAGCCAGATTCAACCAACTAAACACGACTTCAGCGATATTAAAGACAAAGCATCATGGGCCTTCGAAACTCTTTCGGGAATGTACGGCCCTGAACTTGCAGCCACACAACTTGCCTTGGAGCACGAAGCGTACACGTTGGGTGAAGAGCGTTTCCATAAAGCACTTGAGCGCCAGATTGATCGTGGTGAATTTGCTGACAACGCCACCGCAAAGCACGTCCTGACCTCCCTTGTTCCTATGATGATGTCCGCCTTTGATAAATGGGTTGAAAACCAAGTAACGAAGGTTCGCCGTAAGCATGTGGGACTTCAGTTCTTCCAGATGGTTAAGTCGGAGAACGTAGCGGCTATCACCGTGAAAACCGTGCTGAACACCGTGGCAAAGAAAGGCCCTCAAAGCGTACAGAGTTTGGCTGTAGCTCTTGGCCGTGGCCTGGAGGAGGAAGCCCGCTTTGGTCGTATCCGTGAACAGGAAGCGGAGCACTTCAACAAGAACATCCGCAAGGCTCTCAACAAGCGCAACGGCCATACCTACAAGGTCAAATTCCTTGAGAAGGTTGAGGCGCATATGCAGGAAGCTAATGAGATTGAGTCGTCGTGGACCTCATGGGACTCCGTTGATAATGACGTGGCGTTCCACATGGGCATCCGCCTGATAGAGCTGCTCATTGAGTCCACTCAGTTGGTCGAGATGAAGCGTGAGAACGCTGGCAACGTGAAGCTTGATGGTGAGTTCATCTACCTGACTCAGGAATGGGCTGACAAGCTGTGCAACAGGGCCTTCTGTCTGGCTGGGATCACCCCACGACATCAACCAATGATCGTCCCGCCGAAGGAGTGGACCAAGATGATTGGCGGGGGCTACTGGGCCAAAGGGCGCAAGCCTATCCCGTTGATTCGCGTGCGGTCGAAGCGTGCCCTTCAGCGTTACCGTGATGTGTCGATGCCTGAGGTCTACAAGGCCGTCAACATCGCTCAGGCTTCAGCTTGGAAGGTCAACACAAAGGTTCTCGAAGTAGCCAAAGCGATCATGAAGTGGAAACACGTCCCTATCGACAAGTTTCCAACGGCTGACCGTGAGGAACTGCCAATCCAGCCAGACGGCATCGGGGAAGACCCTATGGTTCTGAAGGCTTGGAAGAAAGAAGCAGCCGGTGTCTATCGCCGTGACCGTGCCCGTGTGAGCCGTCGCCTGTCCTACGAGTTCATCATTGAGCAGGCCGAGAAGTTCGCTGATTACGAGGCGATTTACTTTCCGTACAACCTCGATTGGCGTGGCCGTGTTTACGCAATCCCGTCGTTCAATCCCCAGGGCAACGATATGACCAAGGGGATGCTCATGGCTTCCGTTGCGGAGCCTGTAGGCAAGGACGGTATCGAGTGGCTCAAGATTCACGGGGCCAACTGTGCAGGCGTCGACAAGGTTGATTTCAGCCAGCGCAAGAAGTGGGTTGAGGACAATGAGGAGTTAATCCTTGAGATTGCTCGCGACCCGCTGGGCCAGTCTGAATGGACCAAGATGGATTCCCCGTTCTGCTTCTTGGCGTTCTGCTTCGAGTGGGCTGGCGTAGTCGAACATGGCGAACTCTGGGAATCAGCTCTACCGATTGCCTTTGATGGTTCGTGCTCGGGGATTCAGCACTTCTCGGCAATGCTGCGAGACGAGCGGGGCGGTCGTGCGGTGAACCTGCTGCCTTCTGACGAAGTGCAGGACATCTATCGGTTGGTTGCTGAGGAAGTCATTGAGAAGGTCAAAAAGGACCTGATCGAAGGCACTGAAGACAGCGTGCAGCTCATCACAAACGAGAAGACCGGTGAGATTACCGAGCGCCGCGTTTTGGGGACTCGGACCCTTGCACAGGGCTGGATGGGGTACGGGATCAGTCGCAAGGTGACTAAGCGTTCCGTGATGACACTGGCTTACGGCTCAAAGGCCTTCGGGTTCACCGATCAGGTCCGCGACGACATCATTCAGCCAGCAATTGACGAAGGCGACGGCGCTCAGTGGTTCCCGGATGCACAGCAGTGCGCGCGCTATATGGCCAACATGATTTGGGACTCTGTGAGTGTGGTCGTGGTGAAGGCCGTTGAGGCGATGTTGTGGCTACAGAAAGCGGCAAAACTGTTGGCTACTGAGGTTACTGCGACCAAGAAGACCAAGAAGAACCCTGAGCCGGAAATCCTGAAGCCGTGCATGCCTGTGTATTGGGTGACCCCTGATGGTTTCCCTGTGTGGCAGGAGTACATGAAGCCCATTCAGCGTCGAGTTGAGCTGATGTTCCTTGGGACTATTCGTCTGCGCTCCACGGTCAACATTAAGGACTCGGACATCATCGACGGGCCTAAGCAGGAATCGGGTATCTCTCCGAACTTCGTGCACAGCCAAGATGGGTCTCACCTCCGCAAGACGGTCGTTAAGGCTTCTGAGTGCTACGGCGTGGAGTTCTTCGCGTTGATCCATGACAGCTTTGGAACCATCCCAGCGAAGGCCGGGAAGATGTTCAAGGCAGTTCGGGAAACGATGGTCGAGACGTACACCGAAAACGATGTTCTCGATGACTTCCGTGAGCAATTCATGGAGCAGCTACACGAATCCCAACTGGAGAAAATGCCACCTCTGCCAACCAAAGGAACCTTGGACATCACCAAGATTCTGGAAAGCGAATTTGCGTTCGCCTAATAAAAACCCCCACTAAAAGCACAACAGAGCCTCACTGAGATTAACCGTCTCGTGAGGCTTTTTAGTGCCTGAAATTTAAAAACCCCCACTAAAAGCACAACCAACCTTTCCCTATTTCAGGAGTTTTTTCGATGCAGTCCACTCAAGCAGTTCAACGCAATGCCCGCACCTCTAAGCGCCGTCCAGAAGAAGAGATGGAAGCTGTACGGAGCCGTCGCGGCAAGTTGAACAAAGTGCAGCGTCAGGCCCGCCACAACTGGGAGTCGGCAGAATGAGCCAGATTACCGTCCGCACTTCGCACTCAAAGCTCGACAAGAAAACTTTCCGCTTCGACACAGTAATAACTGTTCAAGGTGTGGAGGGTGTCCCCCAGACACAGCTTGTCGATAAGCGCGAACTTCGTTCCCTTCGGTTTATTACAGCCAAGAACGACTCTGACCGCTGTGAGCAGTTTGCAAAGTTCCTGAATGACACCGTTGAGATGAAAGTAAAACGTGCCATTGCCAACACGATCATGAAAGTTCAACTTCTCAGCAAGGAAGCTAAATAATGGCGACTCAAGAAGTAATCATCGTAACTAACCCACATCGTCCTGTGGACTTCAACGAAAAGGCAGTCGCTAAGGTTCTCGAAGAGACCTATTTGATTGCTGACGTTAAAGAAGATGGGGTCCGTTTGAACCTCTGTGTTCGCCCCGATGTAACAGGGGAGTGGGCTACTGACTGGCTGTCTCGGGAAGGTAAGCATTTTCCTGCTTTCCTGAGCAACAACATGGCGCAGCCTTTGGACTTTGATAATCGCTGGTCCGAGTTCTTTGAGACCGACGAGGCACTGTTTCCTGAAGGCTTCATGTTGGATGCGGAACTACGCATTGACGACTTGCCCTGCAAGGACATCGCTGGGACTTTGCGCCGTCATAAAAGCATCGACCTGAGCCGTCTGAAAGTGATCGTTTTCGGCATTGTCCCGATGTCTGTAATTCGGTCCGGTGAGACCTACGACGTGACCCACAGTGTCATGAAGTACCACGCTGAGTACCAAGTGAAGTTGCTCCAAGAGCGCTTCCCTGAAATCGCGTGGTCGGTCGTTGAGTCTCTCGATTGCTTCAGCATGATCGAAGTCGAGACTTTCTATGGCGCAGTCCGTGAGCGGAGGCTTGAAGGGCTGGTGCTGAAAGACCCTAACGGTGTCTGGAAGCGCTCGAAGCAAACCGGTATGTGGAAGATGACCCCGAACGACAACGAGGATGGAAAGGTTGTGGGTTTGGTGTGGGGCTCCGAAGGCCTGGCTAATGAGGGCAAGGTGATCGGCTTCGAGGTTCTCCTTGAGTCCGGCCATGTGGTTAACGCCTGCAAAATCAGCAAGGCGCTTATGGAGGAGTTCACTTCCGCTGTGATGGCCGATACGGATTTCCAAGTGGGGCCTTCTTTTCAATACGGCAACCCGTACCTCGGCCACACCGTGAAGGTCACCTTTATGGAGCGCTACCCGGACGGGTCTTTAAGGCACCCATCGTTCGACTCTTTCCGTGGCATCTCGTCCCCACTCATCAAGGAGTAACTCAATGTCCATTCTTATTGGTGTCGTTTCTGTTGTTGCTCTGGGGGCTGCTGCCTTCTTCGTTATCCCGATGATCGCCCGTGGTCGTCAAGGCTACAAAGAGGACCGCGAGAAGGCCGAAAAGGAGTTCGAGAAGAAAGCTCAAGAGCAGGCCGATGGCCGTGAGCAGAACCGCCGCAACCTGTTCACCAAGGAGTTCGCTGAGACCCTCGATGATGTCCTGAGGAATCCTGAGAGGTACTGCGCCTCGACCGACTACATGAACCGTCACGAGAAGAACCCACACCTCAAGTCATTGGTGGAGATGTTTCGCAACTACGAGCAGACCTTGCGCACCAACCGCTCTCAAGCTGAGCGAATCACGGAACTACAAAAGTCCATCCGAGAGCTTCGCGCTGAAATCAAAGAGGTCCACCGCAAGCTCGAACCATACGCATAACGCCCAACCCTAAGAGCCTCATCGGAGAAATCCGGTGGGGCTTTTTCGTGCCTGAGTTTTAAAACCCCCCACTTAAAGCACACCCAAATCACCTACCCAAAGGAGGTCCCCGCGTGGCCGAAACATTCCTGCACCACAACAAAGGCGTTAAAGCGCTGGCCTATACGGTCCGCATCAATCGGGCCATCAACCACGTAGCCCTGAAGCCATACAACAAGGTTCTCAAGGACGCGACTGACGGGGACACCTTCATCGTGACCAAGGGGACCTGTGCGAACGCCCGCAAGTTGGGCCGAGTGAAGCTCACGTCTTACACCGGCAAGTGGCCTCGCTGTGCGTTGGTCTGGCGGGTCATTAAGGAGGTCGTGAATGACTGACTTGCTGGCCTTAAACAGCATCCGTGGAAAGTCCGGTAAGGACACGCTCATTGGCCTCCTGGAGTCCGAGGGCCGTAAGGTCTTTCGAGTTGCCTTCGCGGATGTCTTGAAAGAGATGTGCGCTCTCGCTATCGCTGGTGGCCCCGGAAACTACGCCACCGAGTTACAGCGCCGGATGCACACCTCGCAGAAGGACGAAGCGATCCCCCTTCTAAGCATCGCGCAGCTCCCTGACAGTCCCTACAAATACTGGGCTTTAGGGAATGTAAGAGAGTGGACAAATCCACGTTCTTTACGGTGGCACTTGCAGACCTTCGGTACCCAATACCACCGGGAGTACCTCGGTAAGCCCAATGTGTGGCTCGACTTGGGAATGCAGCAAGTGTGCGCAGCTCTCGAAGACGGTCGTTATGACCACGTTGTCGTTACTGATATGCGGATGCCTAACGAGTATTCAGGCCTAACGAAAGGCTCGCATACCAAGCAACCAAACCCGCATGCGTTCTCTTGGAGTATCCCAAAAGTGCGCACCGTTCGGATTGTCCGCGACTGGTTTATCTCCGGCGTTGACGATCAGTCCTACCACATCTCTGACATCTCCCTCATGGCGCACCCCTTCGACGCTCTTGTAGTGAATCGACTGGGCGAGCCGTGGGCAATGCTCGACCAACTCAAAGAACAAGGAGTTATCAATTAATGGAAAACGCAAAGAAGACCTTTAAGGCCACCGTGCAGATTGACGACCATGTAGACGAAGTAACTGTCTATGCGGTTAGCCTGGACGCTGCATGGGCTCAAACCGAAACCATGTTTACGCAAGCGCAAGTAACTCGCATTCGGCCTGTAATTGCTCCTAACGTGGACCGCTTCGAGGTGACCCTTTGAATCGCGCCCAAGGCAATGGTCGGGCCAAGCCTGATGGCTTCCTGCACCTTAATAACTACAGCCATGTCCGGCAGTCTGGACTTGCAGGTGTTCTCTACGAACGCTTAATGACCGTGAAGCAACAGGAGCTGGTCGAATTAACGTTGTTAGAGCTTGCGGCAAATCAAGTCCCTGTTACTGAGAGCTACGCCCATTTCAAACACGATGTATGGCGTTTTAAGAAGTCCTTCCTAAAGGACCACTTTATTCACGTTGTCTACTCCGTGTTTCGTTCGGTCCGCAAGTCGGCCGCACAAGAAGTTTCCATGGCTATTAGTCGTGAAGAACTCCAAAGCGAATCCCGCAAGGTTATTCAACCAAGCTTTCGCTGATTATATAAAAACCCCCACTTAAAGCAGACCATCCCGAGATTATGTTTCTCTCGGTGGATTTCTGCGTCCTGAATTTGACAAGGAGGCATAACTAAATGGCAGGTCCACGTAAAGAATTTCTCTTCACTCCGAAAGGTATCGCTGAGCCGTACTGCTCGATTCAAAAGCCGGACTACGGCAATCCTGAAAAGGGCTTCGGCAATCCTCGTGGCGAATACAAGGTGAACATTACTTGCTCGTCCGCTGAGGCTCAGCCGATTATCGACAAGATCGTTAAGGCTCATGAAGCCAACTATGCGGCACTGGTGAAGCAGTTCGAGAAAGACGAGCCTGCTTTGCGCGCCAAGTTGCAAAAAGGCAAGAAGTTGCTGGAACCCTACGAGGGCGACATGCCGTTCTTCGAGAATGATGACGGCACTGTAACCTTCAAGATTAAGGGCTATGCGTCGTACATCGACAGCAAGACCCAAGAGTCTAAGCCGCTGGTCCTCAAGGTCGTTGACGCCAAGGGCAAGCGCATCGAGAACGTCCCGGCCATCTCTGGCGGTTCTGAACTGAAGGTCCGTTTCTCGCTGTTCCCTTATGGCTGGTCCAACGTGGCCGGTGCGTCCGTGAAGCTGCAAATTGACAGCGTCATGCTCATCACTCTGAAGGAGTTCAACTCTGATGAAGGCGACTGGGCAGAAGAAGCTGAAGATGGTGGTTACGAAGCCCCAAGCGCCGAACAAGGCTGGTCTGAGGAAGAGCAGAACCAAGGCCATGCGGGCGAAGCAATTCCGGATGACGATTCCGGCGATTTCTAATAGTGGCCGCTTTCGGTCGCTACGCCGGACCTCGGAGGGCTCCTCAAGCGGCCTTCCGTTCGGGTCTGGAAGAGAAGAACAGCGAACTGATGGACAAGCACGGTATCCCCTACACCTTTGAGCAACATTGGATTAACTACACGATCCCCGCCAGAACCGCTAAGTACCTACCGGACTTCATTCTGGGTAACGGAATAATCATTGAGTGTAAGGGGATATGGGAAGTTGACGACCGCAAGAAACACTTGCTGTTACGTGAGCAGTATCCCGAGCTTGATATCCGTCTGGTCTTCTCATCGAGCAGGGCCAAGCTCTACAAAGGTTCACCTACGACTTATGGGGCGTGGTGTGAGAAACATGGTATTCAATTCGCAGACAAGTTAGTCCCATTGACTTGGATGAAGGAGAAGAAGAAGCAGATACCTGAGGGGATTCTGAAAGAAAAAGGAGCGTAAGTATGGCTCGTGTTCAATTCAACAAGAGGGCAGCAACTAACCTACTCGTTATCCATTGTGCGGCGACCAAACCTTCTATGGATATTGGTCTGCGCGAGATTCGCCAATGGCATGTGCAACAAGGGTGGCTTGATGTTGGCTACCACTACATTATTCGACGCGATGGCACTGTCGAAACAGGCCGTCCTCATGATGTAGTTGGGTCCCATGTTAAAGGTCACAACTCCGACTCTCTGGGGGTCTGCATGGTTGGCGGTATCGACGATGGGGGCAAGCCTCAAGACAACTTCACAGATGCTCAATGGAAAGCTTTGGACCTTCTGGTCTGGGAAACCATTGTTCCGCTCTATCCCGGCGTAACTCTGAAAGGTCACAGAGACCTTGATGCAGGTAAAGCCTGTCCGTCTTTCGATGTAGCCCAATGGGCATATAAGCGAACTCCGGCATAACACCAAGCAACTGTTAGGCGGGCCTTCGGGCTCGCTTTTACAGCAATTTCACCTCTTAAGTTAGGAGGATTATCTATGTCTGTTAATCGGGCAACTTTACAAGGGGCTTTCGATATCGTTCAACTGCTTCACTCTCACGGCATCTCAGCAATCATCGCTGGTGGTGCCGCTCGTGACATCTTCTTTGGAGTTGCTCCTAAAGATGTCGATGTAATTTGCGCTGGCGTCGGCCACGAGAAAGTCACTGAGGTTCTCGAAGGTGCTGCGCTCGACTTCAAGAAATTCCCCAAGTACCACACAGGCTCCGATTCGGACCGTCTGGCAGGCGTCTGGAAGATCGAAGGGTCTGACATCGACGTGATTCTGTACGACACCGACTGCGTGTCTGAGGCAATCCAAAAGTTCGATTACAACCTGAACCAGTTCGCCATCGTTGGGATTCACCGGGGGATCGAAGCGGCCTATGTGCGCTTCATGGGTGACCAACATTGGTCCAATCTGGTCCGCCTGCGTGAAGACGCTCGTGGTCAGCGTGCGGCCAAGATGGAGGAGAAGTGGTTTGACCTTGCGTGGCGACGGGCTACCGGGGAGTCCTTAGAGGCGCCTGTGGGTGGTCCTGATGGACTCTACTGATTACCCCGAAAGCGAGCTGCTGCACAAGGGACCCTGCACGAACGTAGATGAGTGTTCATCCAGCGATGGCATGGCTACGTATTCGGACGGTCACACGTATTGTTTTGTGTGCCAGCACCGCACTCAGGGAGATGGTGCAGAGGGTCACAGTACCCGAGCTAACACCAAGCGCGCCGATGGCACCATGTCGATGCTGGACCATCAAGGACGCTTTCAGGACTTGCCTAAGCGGGGGCTACAGCAGGCCATCTGCAAACAGTACGGATACTGGGTAGGCAAGACCCACAGCGGGAAGAACATTCAGGTTGCTGACTACCGTGACGAACACGGGAACTTGGTCGGCCAGAAGATCCGAGACGCTGACAAGAACTTTTCGTCTACCGGCAAGCACGGTGCTGACTGCCTTTTCGGTAAGCATCTGTGGTCGGGTGGCAAGAAGATCATCATCACGGAAGGCGAGATTGATTGCCTCACAGTGGCTCAGTTGCAGGGCGGGAAGTATCCCGTTGTGTCGCTGCCTACTGGTGCCCCGAGCGCTCGTAAAGCCTGCGCGAAAAACTACGAATACCTCGATACGTTCGACGAAATCATCCTCATGTTCGACATGGATGACGTTGGCCGGGCGGCTGCAATGGATGCGGCTGAGGTTCTTCCGGCTGGCAAAGTAAAAATTGCCGTGTTGCCCATGAAGGACCCGAATGAGTGCGTCATGAACGGCCAGGCCAAAGCCGTGATGGATGCCATGTGGAACGCTGCCCCATTCGTCCCTGACGGCGTGGTCTCAGCGAAGTCCTTGAAGGACCGCATCAAGAACAAGCAGGACATCCCTCGGATTCCACTGGCGGGACCTGCCGAGCTTCGGCGTATGACCAAGGATTCCCGAGCCGGCGAACTGCTTATGGTGACCTCTGGCTCAGGCATGGGCAAATCAACCTTCGTCAGGCAGAACGTCTACAACTGGTTCCAAACGCACGGCCTTGAGGTCGGTGTTGCGATGTTGGAAGAGTCCGTTGAGGAAACCGTTGAGGACCTCGTGGGCTTGCACCTTCGCCGTCGTTATCGCCAGAACCCTGATGGTACGACTGAAGAGGAGTTCGATGCGGCCTTCGACGCCATCTTCGAGACGGACAAGCTGTTCCTCTATGACTCTTTCGCGGAATCCGTAGAAGACCGCTTGATGTCGAAGCTGCACTACATGGTGAAGGGGCAGGGCTGCAAGGTGATCGTGCTGGACCACATCTCGATTGTGGTT